GCCGTAAGTGCGCAAACCGCGGGCTTTCAGATTGCCGAGGACCATGGTGTTATCCGGCATATAGCGTGTTTTGGCTGAGGTGGATGAATCGAGGTACTGGCCCTTGTAGACAATAACTGCAACGTCGCCGTAATAGCCTTTAAAGCTGACAACATCACCGAGGTCTTTAAGGGCGAGCTCAAGATGACTGTTTGACCCGCGGCGAGTATCGAGCGCGTCCCTGAACAGCTTGAAGCTCTTAAGTAACTTCCAGGCTTTTCCATCAAGCAGCATGACATTGACAGCGCCTGAGGCTTTTTCAGCATACGTCTCGATATCATCGCTCGGATCATACGTGTCTTTATTCTGAGCTGACCAGGCTGTGCTGCCAGATTGCACAATATTATTCGAGAGGCTGCGCTGCATATCGATTTCAATCGTATCGATGTTGGGGCCGGAAATGGTGTATTTCCCTTTCAGAACGGCTTGCACGGCCTGGTACTCTTCCAGCTGCTGAATCGCCAGCTCCTCATCCAGCAAATTTTGCATGATGATCTTAGCGCGGCGCTGAGCCGGTGACTCCGGCTGTCCGATTTGCTCCCCCGCCGAGCGTTTGATGGACGTGTTAGGGTTTACAGTATGTTTCGGTTTCGTGTAGCCGGGTTTAAAGTGACTTGTCTTGAATCCGCGCGTGCGGTCGACTTTGCCGGTGATCAGCGGCGAGCAGTACACGGCCATCGCCACATCGCCGGGGATCTTATCGAGAAAAACTTCTTCAGTAGAGAACGTATACGTCTCTTTGAAAAAGAGCGTCAAAAATAGTGGCTTAAACTTGAAAACCTGCTGTGTAGCTGTAATCAGCTCTTGAGTGGTGTATGAATCGGTCATTCTGTATCCTGCATAAAAAAACCGCCTTTCGGCGGCTTAAGGGTTATTCCTGAATATCGATTGCTGTTCCAGCAAATGCTGCTTTTCGCTTCGTGGCATCTGCAGACCAGTTCAGGTAGTTGCCGCGAAAAGTCCCGCGGTTGTAGTACGAAAACTCGACCTGGCCAGCTGACGCATTGACCGCCATCGCTGTGATACCCACGGCTTTTCCAGGCGAGCCGTCCCAGACTTTGAACGTGCCTGCAGTGGCGTCGATCATTACCGGTGTATATTTTGCTGTGTTCACTCCACTGGCCATGATGCCGGTCGTTGTCGAAATTTCCGGGCTAACTAAAAAATCGTCGGGCTGGCGGCTTTCTGTTGTCATCTTTATCCCTCAATTAGTAATGATTGACCGGCTGCGACTAACAGTGAAATTTTTGCAGTTGAACCGGTGACTTTAACTGCAGGCTGGTCCGCGACGGGCTCGGGCGATTCCATTTCCATAAGCTGATCCAGCGCCGTCTCTGTGCGCACCTGCGCGGTTTGTGGCGCAGCTGCTAATACGGACCTGGCCTGATCCAGCGTCATGCCGGGGATTGCAGCCAGCGTTTTTGCCTGCTCTTCACGCCCCTTAGCTTCTTCGCAGCCGATAATCGACATCACGCGCGCAAGCTCAGCGGATGCCGCCTGCGCGCTAATCTGTTCAGCTGTCAGCGTTGGGATCTGATCCTCGGCTGTTGCTGTTGTTGTGGTCATAAATAACTCCGGTTTAGTAGTGTTCAGCGCGTCAGCCATGGTCTGAATCGCGTCTGCATAGTTAACAACCTGATCGGCCAGACCTGCCTTAATAGCATCCTGGCCGGTGTACATCGCTGCCTCTGTTGCGAGAACGCGGGATTTTTTCAGGCCTGTATAGTCAGCGACTTTCTGAGCAAACTGCTCACGCGTGCTGTCGATGCTGGCCTGAATTTGCGCGCGAACATCTTCTGGCAGCGCGCTGTAAGGGTTGCCATCGACTTTATGACTGCCTGCATAAATCAACGTGACGTCTACACCGGCCAGCTCCAGCGCCTTTTCAACGCTGCGGTGCGCGACAACAACCCCGATTGACCCCACAACGCCTGTCTGCGTAATCAAGCGCCGACTGCAGGAGCTCGCCAGCAGGTAGCCAGCGCTGCACGCCATGTCGCTGGCCAGGCACCAGACCGGTTTGTGCTCCCGCGCTCGCGCGATTAAATCCGCTGTATCGAATGCGCCGGAAACCTCGCCGCCTGGCGAGTCGATATCAAGCAAAATCCCTTTTACGCTCGGATCAGCTACTGCTTGCTGCAGACGCGCGGCTATGCCGTCGTAGCCGGTCATACCGGACACCGGCTGCATGTAGCCGAACTTGTGAACGAGCGTGCCAGTGACCGGCAAGACGGCGATACCGCGTTCTACGCGATAGCTTTTGGGAGTCTGCCGGGATTCATTGTCCCAGCTGCTCGCCAGCTGCTTAAGTTCCTCACCGGCAAGCTGCTGACCAGTAGTTGCATCGATAAGCCGTTCAGTGCCAAACCGCTCGCTCAACGCAGAAAAGAAAACCCGCGCGTAGGCGGGTTCGAGTAATAACGGCTGGTTAAATGTTCGTGCAGCCAGGTGTTGATAGTTTCGCCAGGGCATTAACCCCCTCCCCATTGACCAGTGTTGGACGGATAGTTTACGGACCAGTTCGGTTCGCTGAGCCCCATCGCCTTGCGGCGATTAATCTCGTATTCCTGCTGTTCCATCACTTCTTCGTAATCCAGCCCCTGCAGTGCCAGTTCGTTTTGATACGTACTGATGCCTGTTGTCAGGCGCATGGCGCTTTCCTGTACTTCTTTTAATCCGTCGATAGCCATGCGCCCAGCTCCGATCCACATCGCACGCGTCCAGGAGTTCCGCGCTTCATAGAACGAGCGACGCGCTTTAGAAGGCAGCGTAATGATCCCTCTCGCCAGGACTTCTTCAAACCAGCACGCAAACATCAGCGACGCCTGGCGCGCAGCAATGAATTTGCGACGCCCCATGTAGTATCTCCAGCTGACGTTCGCGCTTGCTCGCGCGCTTGAATAGCTGACCTGGCTGTAATCGCGGCTCAGCTCTTCGTATGAAACGCCAGTTCCGGCGGCGACATAACGCAGCAGGGATTGTTCCAGCGAACTGAACCCCGCATCGGCATTCTGAGCGGTCTGCAGGTTGAGCTTATCGCCGGGGTGCAGGTGCGGGACTTTAACGCCGCCGAGCTTAATATTCGCGCCGTTGTAATACTGGACAAAGCTCTGAATAAACGCTGTTAGCGGGTTGGTTTCCGCTGTTGCCCCCGCACCGGCGATGTATTCAAAAGCCTGCTCACTATCAAGCTCTGATTCAATGGTCGCGGCATACATAGCTTTCACAATTGCGCTCTGCAGCTGCGTCTGCTGCAGCGTATCGAGCATTTTCAGGCGCTCCATGACGCTATAAAAAATGTTGTCCCCGCGCGTCTGCCCGTCTTCCATTGGCTCAAATATGTGAATAAACGCTGGCCGACCATTGCTGAGCCTGGCCGGGATACGCCGACATTTACCGACGCCTCCGTAGGGATATGTATCCTCTGCGACCCAGTAGGCTACTGCAGCCCCGTTCTTATCTATATCGACACCGGCGCGGCGCGTTTGAGTATCGCTGGCATAACCGGGATTGCGGATGCGCTTCGGCGACACCATCTTGAAACGGGTGCGAAATATGGAACCCGCGCTGCTTTCCCACACGGGCTGCGTACACGTTTCACCGTTAAACGCGTGCGTGGCCACGCCCTCTCTGATCATCATCGTAAACGTGCGCTTGCGCTCGATATCGATTATGCAGTTAGGGTCTTCTGCGTACTCTGCCCATGCCGATTCAACATCGCGCGCCAGGGCGCGAGCGTCTTCTCGCGACACGCCGAGATAGTGCCAGTTCGGACGATAGCTGAGTTTAAACAGGTTGCCGACGATATGATCCTGATGCAGCTGGACGGCGTTCGCCGCCACGCCATTGTTACGAACGAGATCATCAGCTCGGGCATTCCCCTTATAAAACGTCGGCAGCAGTGCTGCATCTGCGCTCTGCTGCGGCGCGTGCCAGTCGAGCAACTGACCGCCAAAACCGGGACCGCCGCCGTTATAACCCGCGTAACGGCGTAGTGGCGTTTGACCGTCAGGCCCGAGTAACTGCCTTGCAGTCATAAACGAACCCCCGCGGGGCGGCGGCGTCCCGTATTCAAGCCAAGCTGACCTTTCAGCTCAGCAATATAAGACCGGAGCTGGGCGATACTCGCTTGTGAATATGCGTAGCTCCGGCTGTTACCTGCTGAATCGCTGTGAGAGATACTCACGGCGCATTTACCCGTCAGCATCTTGTGCAGCGCTATTTCCGCTTCGAGCAAACGAGCTGTTAAGACTTCACGTTCAGTGGCCATATTAGCTTCCGAGCGCTCGAGCCATTTCTTCGAGCGTCATAGTAGGAGTTGATCTGGATTTCTTTTGAAGTTCGGCGAGCGTCTCCAGGTTGAGCTGGAAGCGGATTTTGCTGATTCGAAGCGCCGCGAGCGCATAGACAAAGCAGTCCAGCGCTTCATTTCGACGACCCTGGTTCGTCCATCGATACACGACACGACCGTTAATAAGTTTCGGGATCAAAACTTCGCTGACCAGCTGCTTGGCCTCGGCTTCTCCGAAAATTTCGTCGTTAGCGGGGAAGTGAATCGCGCCGGGTATCGGTTTTTTAGGATCGGGCTGCAAAGGGAATCGCATATAAAGCAGGTCTTTCGCAGTATCTGTACCGATCAGCGACAGAAAAACTTTGTTTGCGTTCTTTGAGCGCGGCATATCGACGACCGGACGACCGTATGTGCTTGCGCCTTTTATCGGGATAACCCACAGCGGACCGAGCTTTGTAGAGCGGTTATAAACGACCTGCGGATCAACACCGCCCGTATCCCATGCCCACCTGCTTACGCCGATTTTTGTTCCGTCACTGCGCATGTACTGCTTACGAATAACACCGTCAACGCGCTGCAGCGTTTCCTCTTCATCGTAACGACCCATAACGATCGTTTTATCGATGAGCCAGGCCTCTTCTTCTGCTCCCCACCCCCACACATAGCACTCGTATCGGCCCGATTTTTGCGAGTCGATGCCGCCTGTGAGGTAAACAACCCCATCCGGGATTTCATGTGCATAGACTTCGCGCCGCTGCAGCAGAATGTCATGCTCAAGTTGCTCGCTGGCGACTTCATTCCAGAGTTCGCCGAGCACTGTGTTGTAAAACGCTTTCTCTTTGAGTGGGTCGCCCTTCGCTTTAAGCCATGCATCAACGATTTCGCCCCAGCCGTCGAGGTTGAGCGAATAAAGTGCGTTAACAACGACTGCAGCGTGCTGCGGGGCGCGTACTGGTTGATTATCGTGATCATGAAAGTGCATGCCGTCACGCGTCCAGGTGCAGTCTTCTGCTATCCAGCGACCAGCAAGCTCCATCTTTTCAAGATCGCTGTAGTGGAAGTGCTCGGGGCAGTGGGAGCACTGGTAGTAAGCTGATCGACCTTTTGCTTCACGCGTTGGCAGGCTGTCATCCCACTTTAACCCTGACTCGATGTCTTCAAAACCAAACGTTAAAACCTGCTCGCCGCCACAATGTGGACACGGCAGGTAAAACCGGAAGACCAGATCCGCGCCATCTTCAAGCATTTCAATCTGGCTTTTGCCGGTGACGGTCGGAGTCGAGCCGAAAATCGCTTTCGGGTATGACGCGCCCTTGATTCGAACCAGGGCCAGTTCAATAGGCGACCCTTCGCCTTTCTTCGACACTTCAAGCGGCCAGCCATCGACTTCATCACCTGCGACGACCTGCTTAGTAAGGCGACGAAAATTGCCGGGTGAACTGGCACCACGAAAATCAAGAATCGCACCCGACATTTCCTTTCGGCTGATATTGTTACGCTCGTTACTGCTATCCCAATCGGGGAAAATTTTTTGTATGACCGGCATTTCGCAGATCGCCGGATCAATTTCGTCAGCAACAAACCCGTCTGATTCATCATCGATGGGCTGGTATGTCACAGAGCTGCGCTTCTTATGCTCTGCAAAATATAGCAGCGCAGCGACCAGGACTTTGGTGTAGCCGAGGCGCGCCGACTTTCTAACTGACACGATTTTGATCGCATCGTTCGTCATCATATTCAGCATTGCCAGCTGAACGGGCTGCGTCTTCCAGTGTCCGGCAATGTGGCTGGAGCCTTCGGGCAAATAAAAATATTTGTCTGCCCACTCAACTCCCGTCATCGGTATCGTCACGCGCAAGGGATTCAACCCGTTCAATATCGCGTTCGATATCGCTGACATCGTAATCGCTGAAGTCGATTCGTATGTCTGCAAGCTCATTGAGTGCTATCGCCAGCTCCTGTTTCAATAAATCCGTGGCTTCCTGAGGCATATCAAGCCAAACCTTTTTTAACCGAGGTGGCCATGACTCAACGCGCGTTCGTAGTTCGACGGCGACGCGTGATACCGCGACACTGATTAATTCGATTGGCGCATATCTTTTTGCAAGAATGCGACGCTTCACGCGAGCCATTAAGATGCGCTCCTGCCGCTCTTCGTTTTTAAGCCATTGCTCACGATTTTTTTCCGGAGAATTATCGTCTGCTTCCGGTTCTTCGCCGGTTGACGAATCGCGCTTCCCGCTTCGGAGATAGTTGATATAAAAATGCCGCCACGCATCCAGATCCCAATCTCCACGTCCTTGTCTGACAGGAGCTCCGGGCAGTTTTGAGAGGTCGCGCAGCCGACGATCTGTCAGCAGCAGATGAGCAGCGACTTCAGTTTGCGTGGCCATGAAAAACTCCCAACCGGAACCGGAAATGCCAAAAATGAAAAATTGTTCAAAATGAGAGACTTTTTGCGCGTCTCCCGACCCTCGGTGTTTTGGAGTCTGGAAAGG